TCTCTTCCAGCTCCGGTTGTTGTTTCAACTGCTGCTACTTCAGCTGTAGACGAAGCTGCTGCTCTTAAGATTCTTAAGGCTATTGAAGATTACTTCGTACATATGCAGGAAAATGATTTCCCAACCAACAATGTAATTTGTGTAGTAACTCCAAAGGTATTCCAGACTATTCGTGGTCTTGGTATTACCAGAGCTACTGATATTTCTCTCACAACAGCAGGAGGTAATTTCACAAAATACCCAATGTTTGGTGGTGGCGTAGAATCTGGTGGTTTGGGTGGTCCTCTAAATGTTGGTTACAACTCTCTTGGCGATAGCTTAGAATACATGGGTTGCCGTATTATCAAAAGCAATCACCTTCCACTATCTGATTATTCTGCAACCGCTAATTCAGCTATCGGCGGTACTAAGTATAATCTAGATGCTGGTAGCATTAAACTACACGGTATGATCTTCCAGCCAGAAGCCGTTGCTGGTCTATCACTAATGGGTATGAAGGTTGACACCGTACAGGATGTCCGTCGAAATACTCAGTTTACCGTAGCTAGCATGATGAAGGGTACTGGTATCCTTCGTCCAGAACTATGTCAGGCTCTTGTTGGTGCTACAACCGCAGCCGATCTTGATGAAAGAGCAGATCTATTTACTGCTCTAGATGCTACCACTACAGGTGCTAATAACCTAACCAATGGTTTCGCTGCCGAATACGCAGTAACCGCCTGATAATGATTAATCTTACTGTTAATATCGTTTATTTAATTAAACAAGATTGACAGGAGGTGATCTAATATCTACCCCCGGCTCCCTTAAGTGGGAGTCGGGTGGTTTTTTTCTAAGGAGGCTATATGGGCTTTATAACCAAGCTACAAGCAATTAATCAAATGTTATTGGCTGCTGGTGAGTCTCCAGTAGCCGACCTATTAGGTAACTCTGGTATTGATACTGGTGTTGCCGAAACAATAATAGAACAAGCAAGCTTAGACTTTCAAATGAGAGGGCTTGCTAACAATAAAATAGTAAGAAAACTAAAAGCAGACTCTAATGGAAAAATTTTACTTCCAGTTGGAGCTGATTCCGATGAAGAAGGAATTATTTCTGCTGATTTAATGTCATTACATTTAAACAGTGATAATCAAATGATCGTTGCTAAAGTGTTTAATGATGGAACTGGCTCTAGCGGATCTATCCGTTTATATAATTTTACAGATGATACTGATGTTTGGACTCAGGGTGTAGATTATTATGTAGAAATTATTAAAAAACTTAAGTGGGAACACCTAGATACTCCTGTTCAAAGATCTATTATGTCAACAGCAGCTAGACATTATCAAATATTGACACAAGGAGATCCTGCTGCTGATCAATTCTTAAGTTTCCAAGAAGATATGTATAGAGTAAAAGGCAGAGCTGCTGATATTAACGATAAAAAACGAAATATATTTAGAACCGGGGATGCAAATGTTCGTGGAGCTGCGTTTAGAAACCCCTATTCTTATGATCCAAATAGATATCGCTATTGGCGAGGAGTATAATAATGGCTAAAAGATTCCCAAATACAAGAGGTCCATCAGTATCTACTAAGATACCTATTCTAACACTAAGCGGAGGTGTAAGCAGACAACCACAATCAAAGCGTCTTCCTAGTGAAGCACAAAATATGGATAACGCTCTTGTAACTTTGGAAAGATCTTTTGAAAAAAGACCCGGTTTTGAAATAGTTCCTCAAAACGGATTTACTGGTAATATTTCCGATTGGAATTCAATACCAAATACACAACGATTAGATTTATTTGGACTATCCCACTCATCAGCAACAACCAAAGATTATTGGTTTTATTGGTTTAATCTTAATGATGAAAATAGATTTCTTGTTGTAATAGATTATAAAGCAACAGGTGCAACTGATGTTATTCTTAGAATTTTTAAATTAAACACAGACGGTACTTGGACAGACCAAACAGAATACTTTAATGTCCCTCCTTACAATACAATTCAAAACTACAACATTATTAGTCAAGACACCAGACAGTACATTACTTATGGTAATTCTTCCAACAAAGCTAAAGATGTTTTAAAGGCTACTACGGTTGGCTCAAGTATTATTATTTTAAATACTTTAGTAAAAGCTGGTTTTACAAGTGGGCCAAATGGTAAACTTTTTAATCTAGATGGAACTGAATCAAATACTGATGATACCAAAGGACCACTAATTACTTATTATAGTGCAGCAAGATATACAAAGGGGTCTGATTCAAAATGGTATTTAAACACTTCATCTGCAACATCTACTACAATTACAATTCCTAGTTTTACAGTAAACGGAGCAGTTACATTAGGTGCAGCTCCCACACTCCCTAGCGGATTATTTCATACAGTAGCTGCTGGTAATGTAAACCCATCAGCCCAAAATAAGTTTTATGTTATTAAGAATGTAAACAATTGGTGTGTATTAGATGGATGGAAATCAGGTGGAACTTCTTATGTAGTTGATTACATTTATCCCGGCTCTTCTTTTACTTCAGGAGATTCTGTAAGCGTCTTTTCTGGTTATACTCCCGAAGTTGAAGACTTTATATGGCATGACACTAGCGAACCTTGGTTTGGCCAATCAATGATTGATTTTAGTGAAATTAGATTCCCACCAGAACAAGCCGAAGTTCAAGGAAATAATGGTTTAGTCTTTCCAAGCTTTAACCTAAATCTATCAGCAAAAAATGCTTTAGCAGCTCTTTATGGTGGAACTGGAACAGGTAAAATTTATTTCTCATCATCTCCATATCTTAACTTTACAAGTGGTTATTATAGAATTGTAAGTTCCTCATCAAAACCATATACCCAAAAAGTTAGAAGTCCAGATCTATACTCTGTAATTGATGATAGAAGAATGCCTCAAAAAATTACATTTAACGCCCTTTCTTCTACTTTTAAATGGACAGCTAATAAAATAGCTTGGCAACCAAAAACAGCAGGTGATCGTTATTCTAATCCCGGTCCAAGCGTTTTCTTAAATGATACAAAAACAGCACCAAGACAAGTTCAAATAAAAGCATTATCTACATTTAGAGATAGGCTATATTTTGCTGCTGAGGATGTTGTATTTACAAGTCAACTAGGTGTTTATGAAGACGTATTCTTAAATGATCCAAGCAATATCGTATCAACAGATCCTATTGATATTAGAGCATCCTCAAATACATTTACAGAAATTTCTTCACTAACACCATTTAACACATACCTATTTATTAATACCCTAGGAAGTGTACAATACGAATTAAAAGGATCTCAGAATCAAATTACTCCTTTAACAGCTGAGATTTCACCAACAGCATTCTATTCAACTGTTAAGTTTATTGAACCACAGTTACTAGGATCATTAATTTACTTTTTTGATAAATCTAAACTATATCTTTATTTAAGTTCAGAGTCATCTGATCTTGCTATTGCTCAAGAATTAACAATAACATGTCCAGATTATTTACCAACATCCTACAGAAGTATTTGTACATCTCCAGCTCAGAATTATATTTTGTGTGTTGATGATGATAATCCAAATTATTTATATTTCCATGCCTCTAGGTTTGCTGGAGATAAAAACTTACAAAATGCATTCTTTAGATATATTTTAAATTCATCAGAAGAAGTAATGTCCACGCAAAGCTTTGACGATTATTTATATACCGTGGTTAAACTACCAACAACATCTGCTACAACTTCAGGAGGTACTCCAACAGATATAAATGGAACTCCTGCGGGTGCTGCTAGTGTAACCTATAGATACTATCTAATGAAAACATACATGCGAGAACAGTCACCAAATATCCCAAGATTAGATAGATTAATTAATATTAAATTGTATGATAACAACTCAGATTATGATTTCTCTTCTAATGAAACAAAAATTAGAATTCCGGTTTCATTTCCTTATCAAAATGTTGCATCATATCAACTAATTACTGATTCTACTTGGTCTTCAGACCCAAGCGGATCTCCAGCAATTTCATCTAATCGTGTATATGAAATAGCAACACCTAAAGCATATACAATAAAAGATGGTTATATTGAATTAATTTTTGATGGTAGGTTTGTCCCAACAACACAAGCAAGCCCAACATCTACAATTACCGTCGATTATACTGTAGATAAAAAAGTATATCTAGGTATTAAATACAACATGGAAGTTGAGCTATCAGAACAATTTACTAGAGATCAAAATAATAATGTTATTGATGGTGTTCTTAATCTAAGAACAATCACAACAAGACATAAGAATACTGGTAATTATAATATTGAAGTATCTAATAGAGGTCGAGCTGCGTTGGTTTCAAAATATACAAACCAATTAGTAGACAATAACCAAGATCCTTTAAACCTAGAAAACTGGGTTTCTGAGGTTGAGTTTGTTACTAACATTTTAGGATTTTCTGATAATTTAAGTATTAAAATTACATCAGATTATCCAACTCCTGTTAACATTGTAAACATGGAGCTAAAGGGTAAGTTTATTCAAAAATATTCATCTCTTTCAAAATAATAGGAGTTTATAATGTCTTACACAAATACACCAATTACAACTAGCGTAAGTGGTTCTTGGAATGGTACATCGTTTGACTACTCTTCCATAGCTTTAATTGACGGTATTCCTCACGATGCACAACTAGAAATTGAGCGTGTCTTTACAACTACAAGAGATTCTTTACCTATTACAGACTTTTTAAATAATCCACTATTTACAGCAAAGGATAAAAGAGAAGTCTTTGTAATACCAAACTCACGAATTACCTTTAACGAAACAACTAAAACTATTACCGCAATAGACTTACCAAACACCGGAAATGTCTATAACTATGATCCAGTAGATGCTTTAGTATCTGATGTTCAAGTACC